TCTATTTCTATTTTCCCCCAACTCCTCAACTAAAAAACTATGTTCTTCACTTGTTAAAGTAATAGTTTTATTTTTTTCATTCATTTTATTTTTTCCTTTCTATTGTTTTCCTAAGGCTTTTAATCTCATTGTTTAAAGCCTTTCTATTTTCAAAAAGATCTTTTAACTTCTCTTTGAATTCTTTTATTTGGTCTTTTACTTCTTTAATATTACAAGTGTTATCTGTTCTGTCTTGACAAATAAAACTTAATTCTCTTTGTAACCTTTCTTTTTCTGTTACATCTCTAAAACGATTTAATTTTTCATCAAATACTTGCAATTTAAACCTACTATTCAACATCATTTTATATTTTCCTTTCTTTAATTATCTAAAACAAAACCAGAAAAATCCTTTTTTGCTTTTCCTTTTGCTATTAACCCCACAATACAATTTTTAGGGTCTAGAAATCGAAGGTCTGTTTCATCCCCATTAATGACTTTAAACCCTTTGTATTTTTTAGGAATGAAATCACGAAACACAGCCGAAATATTACCCCCCTTTTCTAAAATATCAAAAGCTAGATCTCTATTATCTTCATTTAATGAATAAGTTATTGAATAATTAGAAGAGTATTGGCCATTGATATATTTTAAAGCCCTTTTATAAATCTTTGAATAATCATAAAATTTTATTTTAGGAAACTTTTCAAAGATACCAAAATTTTCCCATGAAATATCACTAGTTCCATTTAATCTAATACAAGGTTTAAAATTTTCTCTTTTGCATTTTTCAGAAAACTTTTTAATTTCTTTTGTTAGCTTTTCTAAAAAGCTTTCTCTCTCTTGCATAAACCACCTAGTTTTATTTATTCTTCCCAATTGCACATTCGAAAAAATACCCATTCCAGAAGTATATAAACAAGATTTAGAGCAACCTTTTGAAGCCATAGAACAAACATTAAAACCACTTTGAATATGTGGAGCAAGATATAAAATTAATGTTTTATATCCTTTCTTTTGGCCTTTTACTGTTTTTGCATTGTTATCATAATTGAACAAATTGCCTTTTGTTTTATTAAATATTAAATTTTTCATTTTCTTTTTTCCTTTCTACTTTCTTAATTAATTATTTTGTTATTTCACTCCAACACCAAGACATAGAAAAAGGGTTAAAAACTTTTATTTTTTTCCCTTCAAATAATATTTGAGTGCTTTTAATTTCTACTTTTCCCCCTTCTTCTTCTGGATCATATAAAATAATTGTATCATCATTTTTAATATGAAAAGTAGGGTTAAACTCATATTTAGGTTCCCAATTATCCGAATAATAAGGTGAATTTTTTATAAGTTCATTATGCTTTTTAATTCCTTCTAAAGTCATATAAACAATATTCCAACCATTCCAGAACCTATGATTATGAATATAACCCTCAACAAAGTTTTTAGGGTAATTATCATAAGCATCTATGTAAATTTTCCCAAAATGAAATTCTTCTTTTGGCTCTTCATTTGTAAAGATAATTTTTTTATTTTTTATATCATTTAAAAAATTTTCATTTTCTAGGCTTATAGTTTTTACAAAACCCCCACCATAAGCACAAAAATATAATTTGTTGTTTTTTACTTCTTCAATATTTCTATAATATGAAAAATCACTATTACATAAATATTTTTTATCTTTTATTATTTCTAGAATATTCATTTTTAATTTTCCTTTCTTAAATATTCATTAATAAAGGTTTCAACTACTTTGAAACTTTGTTTATTGTCTTTAGGTATTATTTTTAAAAGTTTATCATTTTCATGATAAATATTAAAAGTATTAGAATTTTCGATTATTTCAAAACCCCTATAAATAAAACTTTTATTTTTCATTTATTAGCCTCCTCCAATTCATTTAAATTAAACTTTCTTAATTCTTGCCTAATGATTTTATATAAATGAATATTTGTAAATATTCTTTTAGCAAGATCAAAATTATTATTTATTTTTGTTGCTACTTCTTTTGAAAAAGTATTTTCATAATCTAAAAAATCGTCATCTGGATGAAAATTTATTTTATTATCAATTAGCCATTTTATAAACTTTCTATATTCGCTTGTTTCCATAATTTTAAAATTTGGAATTTCTTTTATGACTTCATTCATTTTATTTATTCCTTTCTATAAATTGTTGATTAGTCAAAATTTCTTTACTTCCATTATGATAGTATAAAACAAAGTAAGAAATAATTTTATTTTGTTTATACAAATCAAATCTTTTTATATTTTTAAAGATCATTTTAGAGCCTTTAATAATAATGTTACTTTTAAAACTTCTTGCTTTTCCCAATTTCTAGAAATTCCAGAAGTGTTTTTTTCCTCGTTAATGTCATCAATTAAAACATCTAAATTATTTTTTAAATGTGGGGCAATTCCTAAAGTTACTAAAACATAATCAAGACAACTATTTTCTATGTTTTCATCGATTACTTTTCCAGATTTTAATAAAAATTCCCTTTCATTTTTTCTGGTTATTGCCTCGTATTTTTCCATAACCATTTTTACAAATTCATCTACTCCAATTTTTTTAAAAACTAGATCGTAATTTTCTTTATTATATAAAAGTTCATGATCATGAATTTCTGAAATAAAATCTTTGTTATCATTGCCAATAAATTCATTTGCAATTTTATTTATTAATTCGTTTAATAATTTTATATTCATTTTGTTTTTTCCTTTCTCTATTTCTTTATTCATTTTAACAAAATTATTTAATTCCCCTTTTTCAAATTTACTTAACTTTTTAAAAAAACGAAAATTTTTATATTCTTCTTTTTTATTCATCATTTTATTTTATCCTTTCTAAATAAATATAATAAAATACTACATAATATTATATATAGTTACAATACCTATTATATATAACCCTACATAATAACCCCCTACTATGACAATATAAGGGTTTTTTTAAATTTTTGGCTTTTTTCCTAGATTTCTCAAGTGTTCTTCTTTTGTTCTTTTAAAAATTTAAAATTTTTTTATTTTTTTTTTTAAAAAATATCCTGGCCCCAGGATCTGAAAACACTATTGGGCTGAATCAGTTTGAAATCTTTTCAATGCTTGATTTGAAAACACTATTAGGGTAAATCAGTTTAAAATCTTTTTGGAGAGAAAGCATGAAATTAAGACATTTAGATCTTTTTTCTGGAATAGGTGGTTTCAGCCTGGGCTTAGAAGCGACAGGTGGATTTGAAACAGTTGCCTTTTGCGATATTGAGAAGTATTGTTTAGAAATTTTAGAGAAAAGATATCCCGGCGTTCCCCGGTACACGAATATTAAGGAGTTAAACCATGACACAATCAAAACAGATGGAGTTTTTCCAATCGACATCATTACAGGAGGATACCCTTGCCAACCTTTCTCCGTTGCAGGTAGAAAAAAAGGTGAAAAAGATCCAAGACATCTCTGGCCAGAAATGTTTAGACTTGTCCAAGAGCTGCGACCGACTTGGGTTATTGGAGAAAACGTTAGTGGGCACATTAAACTCGGTCTCGACACCGTTCTCAAGAACTTGGAGAGTGAAGGTTACGCCGCAAGGACGTTTAGTATTTCAGCTTCGAGCATCGGTGCGAACCACCAAAGAGAAAGAGTCTGGATTGTGGCGAACTCCAGACAACATGAAAGGGGGCTCGAACCTTCCGGGAATAAAGAAGGCATTGGACGAGGGTCATCTGAAAAGACCGAGTGGTCAACCAATGCAGATCAGACTTCAGGATCAAGTCAAAGAGGAGAGATTATGGCCGACACCAAAAACATCGGATCAATACTCAGCTCACATGAAGGAGAACAACAAGGGAATCCCACACGATGTAGCGAAGGGCAATCTGAGGGGGATGGTCAAACAATGGCCAACACCTCAAGCGAGCGAACATCACGCGGGGAGACCAGGCGGGAAGATGCAGAAAATGTTGGGCAATCATCCAGACGTCCGTGGGACGGGTGGTGGGACATTGAACCCGACGTGGGTAGAGTGGCTAATGGGGTACCCAAAAGGGTGGACAGACTTAAATCACTCGGAAATAGTCTCGTCCCTTCCATTCCCTACTACATCGGACTCAGCATCCTCCAAACCTATGAAGACGAATTGGCCAACACCTCTGAGTAGAGACTGGAAAGATGGAACAAAAATTCCTCCATCCGTTCGAAGAGGAACGAAGGGTCATTCACTTGCAACAAAAGTTTTGGAAGAAGAAGAAAAGATGTGGCCAACACCAACAGCGAATGACGGAAAGCGAGGCGAGATAAACGAAGATGGAACATTAAAAGATAGTTGGAAAAAAAGAAAAGATAAGTGGGCAGCTAAGGGTGTACATATGCATAAACCTTTAGACATTGCTGTTGCATTAGATCTGGAGAAAAAAAATGATAAGTGAAATTTTATTAGGATTAATTTTAATTGTTTTAATTTTTATTGCTGTCATGGTTTGGGCAATAGGAGAGAAGTTATCTGAAAAATAAATTTTGGAGAACACCTACAGCAATTGACTCATCGGAAAATGCAGAACGATATGCAGCTCGTTTATTAATGGGGAAGAAAACACGATCATCTGACCATCGTGTTCAAGAAACTTTATCTATTCAAGTGTTTAAAGAAATTTTAAAAGATAAACCTGATAGAGTAAAAGAATTATTAAAAGATGAAATGACCCATCGACCACGGCTCCCGGAACAAGAACCATTTGTGAAGTATTTAAAATCACAAACCAATGCAAAAAAATTAAGTGAAGTGACTGGGATTGATTATACTACCGTCGAACATTGGTTTCGCTTTACAAAATATTTTTCCTATCCAAGTAAAGAGCATTGGAACATTATTAAGAAACATTTCAATAAGATTAAATATGATGAAGAATTAAATTATGAGGAAAATAAGGAGTGGAAATAGCCCAGAAAACAGCCATATTTGACATGTTTAGTAATATAATGTAGTAAAATACTATATTAAAGAAAGGAAGAAAATGTTTGAATTTTTAAAGAATATTATACAGCCAAAAGAAATAAAAGAGCCTAGTGATATTAAATTTAAAGATTGTATTAAATCTATATCAGCGAAACACGGATCGCGTGGCTCGTTACTTCAAAACTTATTAGTGTCTTATGTTACCGATGAAGAGCATGAACATGAAGAGTGGAGAATAAATAGTTTAATGAGTGAAGAACCAAGAAAGGGAGAGCATGATTAAAAAATTTTTTAATTATTTTAAAAAACCAAAACCAACATTAATTTGGATGCATATTAATAACTCACAATATTATGGAGTTATCGGATGGTTAGCTGATGATCGTAAACAATCTGTTAAAGGAGAAGATCATTGGAAAAGAGAAGGTCAATTAAAAAAATGAACCCTTATAAAACTTTTTCACACTGCACTAATTGTTATAAAAAATATCATCATCAAGTGATGATTCAAACAGATAAAGGAATAAACCATTACTGTTTAAAATGTTTTAATTTAAAGGAGAATGAAAATGAAAAAGAAAAAACAAACACATTACAATCAAATGATTACAGTGAAGACCAGAAAACTGCTCGAGAAACTTTGTAGAAAATCAAAACTTTCTAAGCCCATGCAATTAGAAAGACTTTTGGAAGAAGCAACTGTTTTTTTTAAAGTTGATCAGTAAAAAACTTTGGATCTTCTGTGACAGGCCCTAGAATTTTTCTTAGGGCTTGTAAACCTTCTGCTAAAATACTTTCCCATTCTTCTTTTTTAAATACTGTGTTGAACTGAGGATTATAAAATTTAAGAGATACCTTACCACATTTTGAACATTGAGATATTTTTCGAATAGGACTATTAGGTAAATTCATACCACTCCTTTTTTTGCGAAGTATAATATTTTATAAGAGAGAAAACAAGTATTTTGGTGGAACGGAGGAAAATAATAAAAGGGAGTTTGTCCCACCAAATACAAATAAATTATAATAAAATAATTTAAAAATTCAACGTAAAAGCTCTTTTAACCAAGAATCTTCTTGTAAAAGATGCTTGTACTTCCATGTGCAATACTCTTTACTGAAGTCTCCGCCTAAAAAATCGTTATAAATACAGTCTCTTAAAAAGACTTGGTAAGGGGAATAATATCTCCAAATACAAGTACTAATAATAATTGCAGCACAAATTAAAATAGTTTTAATCAAGTTTTATTAGAAACAAACATTCCTGATTCTAAACACCAAGTATTTACAAAGATTGGGTTTAACCCTTGAGCTTCTGCTGCACTCTGTAAATCATTTTCTATATTCACACGTCTTACTTCGCACTTCGTTTTATCAAACCATAACTCTGCTGTATGTTTTACTGAAGGCATTCCAGGCATAGATACCATTGAAATTAGTAACCAAATTTTAATCATTGATTGATGATAAGATAGTTTTACACCACAATTCAAGTTCTTTTTCCGTCATATCACCCTTCATAAGGTTGTATCTATAACAAACAAGCTGAATATTACTTAAAGTATACAGTTTTAAATCGTTATCAATTCTATCAATAGACACATTAGTGTTGACTTTTCTTTGCCCTTTTAAATGTGTAAGTAATATCCCTGTTTTTGCACATTTATAATTTTGTTTTTTAAACAGATATAATAAATCATCTACGGTTAACTTAGGGTCAACAGCATGTCTAAATCTTTTTTTTCCGTTTTTTGCGTCTTTCAACCAATGATTTAAAAATTTACGAGGATCTGCACTTATTGCAGCTTTATCTCTGTCGCCTTTTCCATTAGTCCAAACGTGTCTATTATGTCTACTTACACAAACCTTGCACCAAGACTTACGTCCATCTATTTTATTTTCTTTTTTCCTATCAAATTGATTTAAGGGTTTAACTCTTTTACAACGAGTGCAGCTCTTTTCTTTTATAATCAAAATGGAGGCTCCCCTTTAAATATTACAACTGGTTTACTCTTTATGAATTTTGTAGTTTTTGAAACACTCCGAGTCGAGAAGTGGCCCGTAGTAGATTGCGATGGAATCTTCAACGCCCTCTGTCCATGTTTGGTGATAGTACTTAGTTTCATCGAGTTCCCCTTGTGAGTGACAAATCTCACACTGCTCAATTGATGTTTCTGCTTCGAATGATAATTTAACATATCCATTTCCTTTACAGTTATAGCAAATCATATTAACCATTTTCTTACTTCCTCTGCTAACACCGATGTAGCAAGGTTTATTTTATTTCTAAGAGCATAAATAATTTTTTCATCCACTGTTCCTTCAGCAACTAAATCAATGTAAGTAACTTTATCTTTTGTTCCAATACGATGATTGCGTGCCTCTGCTTGTTCTCTTATTTCTAAATCATAATTATTAGAATAAAAAACTGTTAGGCTAGCTGCTGTTAACGTTATACCACGTCCCCCGGTCATTGGTTGACCTATAAAAAATCTTGTCATTGGGTCTGTTTGAAATCGTTCAATGTAATCTTGTCTTACATTCTGAGGAGTGTCACCATAATAAGTGACCACGGATCCCGGCCCATACTTCTTTGATAATGTTTTTTCAATTGCTTGAATGTCGTGACGATAATTCGCCCAAATGATCACTTTTTCACCATGCTCTTCTAGAATAGCACATAGTTCTTTAATACGATTGTTAGGTAATGAAACAACTTTATTATCATCGGTAGCCATGTGGCCACACACTATTTGATGAAGTCTTATCATTTGAGCGAGCACTGACGTAGTCGTCAATGTTTCTTCCTTGAGCTGCACTAAAGCAAATTTCTTCATTTGCATGTAAGCATCAAGTTGTTCCGTGCTTAATGGAACAGATCTTTTCATCCATACTTGATCAGGTAAATCAAGAGCGTCTTTCTTTAATACCCGGTAGGAAAACTGTCTTAACTTTTTATTTAATTCTTCTAAATTTTTATAACCAACTACTTTATTAAATGACCTTCCTCCAAAAGATAACTTTTGCATCTGACAATACCGAGCGCGAAAAGTATATATAGAACTAAAACCAAGCAGCTCATGATTTAAAAAATTACATTGAGCATATAAATCTTCAGGAGAATTAGTAATTGGAGAACCTGTCATGATAACTCTGTACCTTGCTAGACTACCAAGTTTAGTTATTGCCTTTGTTCTTTGTGCTGTTGAATTTTTAATTACAGTGCTTTCATCTACAACCATCATTGCTTGACGAGTTAATAAAAAACGATCTGCAAATTTTTTTCCACGATCCGTAGTAAATGCATCAACATTCATTATTAAAACATTTAAATGTACTTTTGCAGGTTCTACTAAAAATAAACTTTGTAATTCTTCTTCATGCTTTTTTGTTTTTTGACCTGTCCATACAATAACATTGCGATCAACATGTTCTGGCATATGTGTTTCAATTTCTTTTACCCATGTTCCTTTTACACCATTAGGACAAATAACTAATAAACCAAAAACAAATCCATTGTCATATAAGTAAGAAACACCATCAATTAATACTTTTGTTTTTCCACAACCCATCTCCATAAGCAATGCAAATTCATTTTCTCCTCTTTTTAAATGATTTAAAAAGGCTCCCATTGCAGCTAATTGGTGGCTAAAAGGCTTAGTTTTAAAGCTATATTTTATGTTACTCATACTTTCTAATTTTTTTAATAACATTTTTATTGTATTTTTAAAATAAAAATAATATAGGGTTATTTAGAAAGATGAAAGACACAGAAAATAAAGCAAAAGTATTTGTGGTACAAGAGGTATCTAAATTTAATATTATCTCTGCACAACAATATGGGCAACTAATTCCTTTATATGAAGAAGGAAAACAAATTATGTTGTCGCCTGGTCCTGCAATTCGTAAAGCTAAAAGCATTATGAAAGATTTTAGTGACGATGATTACTTATTATTAATTGGTGATCCAGCTATGATAGGTGTTGCTTGTTCTGTTGCTTCTTACAATAATAGGGGAAAATATAAAGTTCTTAAATATGATAGAAGAACCTATACCTATTATCCAATACAGATAGACTTAAATGAAAGGAATAGTTATGAATGATAAAGTCGATTTTACAAATTTTCAAACTGAAGAAAAAAAAGTAGACATAAGTGAAGTATCTGATGTCTCCGAAGTTTCAAATCAATATTTAAATATTGAATCTGAAATACTTAACTTAGAAGAACAAGTTAAAAGAAAAAAACAAGAGCTGCAACAAGCCAATGACAAAATTGTTGAACTTATGACACAACGGGGAGTTAAAGAAATTAAAACTGTTGAAGGTGACTCGGTTAGTTTTAAACCTTTTTATAGAGGTACTATTACTAAAGAAAATCAACCTAAAGCATTTCAATGGTTAGAAGACAATGGACATGGTGATTTAATCAAAAACATTGTTTCAATAAAGTTTGGTAAGGGTGATAATGAAGAAGCTGATAATCTAGTTAATGAATTACAGCAAAGAGAATTATACCCAGATCAAAAACGCAAGGTCGAGCCTATGACCTTGAATGCCTTAATTGGTGAACAAATAAACAAAGGTAACGATATACCGATGGAAACGTTTAGTGTTTTTGTTGGTAGTAAAGTTAAAATTAAACGGGGAAAATAACGATGAACGATGTAACGAGAAAAAAGAAAAATGAAGTATCGACTGAAGTCATTGACTTTTCTTCCCACGCTGGTGTTGGGTTTGAAAATGTTAATGCTGGAGAAATGGCAATTCCATTTTTAAAAATTGCTAGTTCTCAAACTCCTGAAGTTAAAAAATCAAATGCAAAATATGTCGAAGGACTTGAGCAAGGAAATATTTTTAACTCAGTTAACAAAGATTTTTATGATAGTATTTCTGTCATACCTTGTGCTTTTAGAGTACGCTGTGTTGAATGGTCTCCACTTGGAGAAGGTTCTGGTTATCCAGAAAAAATCTATACTCCAGAAAATTGCCCTCCTCTTACAAGAGGTGCAGATGGTGAGGATCATTATATGATTAATGGTGCAATGAGCCCTACATATATTGTAAGAACTGCCGAGTATTTTGTTTTACGTTTAAATGATGATGGGTCTTTTGAAAGATGTCAAATCATTATGCAGAAAACTCAATACAAAAAATCCCGTTATTGGAATACAATGATGATGAATCAAAAAGTACAATCCAAGACTGGGTCACTTATGACTCTTCCAATGTTTGCGAATGTTTATAAAATGGAAACTGTTCTTGAACAAAATAAGAAGAATGATTGGTGGGGATGGAAAATAACATTAAATAAATCTATTAATGATTTAAAAAATCCATCTTTTATTGTGGGGGAAGCACAAAACTTTCATGAACTAGTCAGCTCTGGATCAATTGATCCAGCTCCTGAAGCTATGGCAGATGCCGAGGAAATTGTTGAAGTCAAGCCTCAATCAGCTCATAGCGAAGTTCTTGGCTAACATTAAATTTTAGGGGGCTATGCCCCCTTTTTTAATTTATATGATTTATGAAAGTAGAAAAATTTAAAAATATATTTAGTGGTTTAGACCGTGCACATGGAGAGTATCGTTATACTGATGTGAAAGCTAATGGAAAAAAAGATGGTAAAATGTTCACGAAACACGAACCACCAACTCTTCATATGTATGAAAATCATTTGGAAGGTAAAGAACCTGCTCTTGGTATTGTACCAATTCGTGACGATGCAACATCTTCATGGGGATGTATTGATGTAGACGAATACCCTTTGGATCATAAAAAAATATTATCAAAAATAAGAGAATATAATTTACCATTAATAATGTGCTCATCAAAATCTTTTGGTGCACATATTTTTCTTTTTTCAAAAAAACCTCAATCTGCTGCTTTGTTTCAACAAAAACTTAGGGAGATAGCTTCTTACCTTGGGCATGCAAAAGCAGAAATATTTCCTAAACAAACACAACTTGCCAATGAAAGAGACACAGGTTCATGGTTGAATTTACCTTATCATGGTGAAACCCGGTACGCGTATCTCGATAATGGTGAGGGAGCTACTCTCGAAGAATTCTTTGAACTATATGATAAATATGTTTGTGACGATATCAGTAAGATAGCAATACAGGTTAAACAAGAAGTCATACCTGATGGACCACCATGTTTACAAATATTAACGACCCAAGGATTTCCAGAAGGTACACGCAATAATGGGTTATTTAGCATAGGAATTTTTTATAGAAAATCTAATCCCGATAATTGGGAGGCACTGATGGAAAAATATAACCTGGATTATATGGATCCGCCTTTAGATGCAGGGGAAATTATTACCTTACAAAAACAAGTAAGGTCAAATAAAACAGATGGTTCTCCTAAGTATTCTTATCGTTGTAATGATCGACCAATTTCTTCTGTGTGTCAAAAAGCTTTATGTAAACTTAGAAAACATGGCATAGGTCAATCTGATTTTGATCATCCAGAATATAGTGACTTGTCTGTTTTAGGTGATGAGTTATGGTTTTTAAATGTAGGAGATAGAAGAATAGAAATAGATGATATTGATGTTTTGTATAGCCATAGATTAATTAGAAAAACTGTTGGTAAACAATTATTAAAATTTGTCCCTTCAATGAAAGATAAAGATTGGGATGAAATTCTTTCTATATTGTTTGAAAAAATTAGACAAGAAGAAGCTCCTTCTGATGCATCGAAAGTTGGTGAGTTTAATGATTATCTAAAAGAATTTTGCACAGGTAGAGGTGAGGCTTATTCTATAGATGAGTTAGACATGCAAAAAGCATTTACAGATAATGAGAAAACAAAAGAGTTTACAATTAATGAAGAAAAAATTGAAGCTAATCCAACTTATTTTAGATTAGTAGATCTATCAAAATGGTTAGAAAATAGTAAGAATTTTAAAGTAAAAAGAATTTGGGTTGTTCAAAGATTAAAAGATTTAGGCGGGTTGAATATTACAGTTTCTGTTAGAAAAATACAAACAAGAGTATGGATGTTACCTGCTTTTGAAAAATCTACAGAAGAAATCGATCTTCCTTCAGTACTTACTGAGAAAGAGGTATCAAGAGAAGATCAAGTATTGGGAGGTAAGAATGAAAAAGAGGAGATTCCGTTTTGATAAAAATTATTTTAGGTCCACCGGGAACAGGAAAAACAACGACATTACTAAATATTTGTCAGCAAAAAAAAGAAAGTGGGATAGCTTGGGACAAGATAGGTTTTTTCTCTTTTTCCAAAAAAGCTGCTTACGAAGCCAGAGACAGAGCCAGAGAAAAGTTCCAAGCTAGTAAAGATGATTTAGTTCATTTTCGTACGTTACATAGTTTTGCTTTAAGCCATCTTCCACAAGATGAAAGTAAGTTAATGAAATCAAAACATTGGAAAGAACTTTCTCAAAAAATTGGTTTTAATTTAGTTTTTGATAATAACGATCAATCTATTTATACAAATACAAATTATCGTTATGCTAATTTAATTAATTTAGCTCGTTTAAAAGATATTTCTCTTAAAAAAGCATTTGATTTTTATAATGATGAGCAATCAATAAAGTGGGAGAGATTGGATTATATTGATAGATCAATAAAAGAATATAAAAAAAATAATGATGTGTTTGATTTTACTGACATGATTGTTGATTACACAAATGACACATTTTCAACACACTTTGATGTGCTCTTTATTGATGAAGCACAAGACATGCCACGTATTCAATACAACATGGTTGATAAACTTATTAAAACAAGCAAAGAAGTTTACATTGCCGGGGATGATGATCAAGCTATTTTTAGGTGGTCTGGTGCAGATATCGATAAATTTATTAATTTAAAAGGTGATGTTACTGTTTTAAATAAATCTTATAGATGTCCAAAAAGAATTTATAAATTAGCAAATTTTATTATTAGTCACATAAGAAAAAGAAGACCTAAGATTTGGGAACCTAAAGAAGAAGAGGGTAAAATTTATAGAGTTGCAGCTCTTAAACACATAAATATATCTAAAGGTAATTGGTTAATTTTAGGAAGAACGAAAAAAATTAGAAATGAAATTATAGAAGATACACTTAAAGATTTAGGTTATTGGTATGGAAGAGGAGAACATAGACCCGTATCACGAACCATAATTGATGCTATAGATATTTGGGAAAAATTACAACAAGGTGAATTAATAAGTTTAAAACAAACATCAACACTATATTCAAAAATTAAATCTGAGAAAAAGAAAAATGGTATTGGTATCAAAAGAGGAGGCAAATCTTTTAAAGGTTTAAATGAAGATTCTTTATTAAGTCTTGATGACCTTAAAAAAAATCATGGACTGTTATCTGATGGTAATTGGTATGATGTTTTAGATAACATAGATGCTTATGAGATTGTTTATTTAAGAAGACTTAAAGATCTTGGTGAAGATTTTAGTAAAGAACCAAGAATAAGAGTATCAACAATTCATCAAGCTAAAGGTGGAGAGTGTGATAATGTAGTTGTTCTTTTAGATTTAGGTAAATTAGTTTATAAGTCTTACACAAAAGATCCCGATGATGAACACCGGGTATTTTATGTAGCTGTTACAAGAGCAAAACAAAATTTGTATATTGTAGAGGCTCAGAAACAAGAAGGTTATAGAATGTATGGTGATGAAAGATGATATCTAAAGAAATATTACAAGAGGCATCAGATCTCATAGGCGGAGAAAGGAATAAAGATTACGGAGATAAACTTAAAAATCATCAGCGCATAGCTGATTTATGGTCTATTTTTCTAGAAATAAAAATAGAACCAGAGCAAGTTGCTATCATGATGGGTTTAGTAAAAATAGCTAGAATTATGCATTCCTCTAAAAAAGATAGCTTTGTTGATTTAGCTGCATATGCAAGCATAGCTGGTGAAATAGTTCAACGAAAGGGTAAAAATGGCTAATGTTACAGAAACAAATTTTTTTCAACCAAAACCAGAATGGATTCCTCCACATGAATTACCTAACATTTTTGATGCAAAAGTTATTGCTTTTGATTTAGAAACTTATGATCCAGAATTAAAAAACAGTGGTCCAGGTTGGACAACAAAACAAGGGCATATAATAGGCATTGCTGTGGCTGTTGATGGATGGAAAGGTTATTATCCCATAAGACACGAAAATGGTTTTAATTGGGATAGAAGAAGAGTCATTAATTGGTTTACAAAATTAATGAAAACAGATGCTATAAAAGTAGCTCACAATGCTCTTTATGATTTAGGATGGCTTCATGCAGAAGGTATTGAAGTAAATGGGCCAATAGTAGACACAATGATAATGGCTCCTATAATAAATGAAAATAAATTTTCTTATGCTTTAAATGCTGTAGGAAAAGATATGTTGAATGAATGGAAAGATGAAAACATATTAAAGCAAGCTGCTACTGAGTTTGGCGTAAATCCAAAAAGTGAAATGTATAAACTACCAGCTATTTTTGTTGGCTCATACGCTGAACAAGATGCTGACTTAACATTAAGATTATATCATCACATGATACCTATAATTGAAAAAGAAAGTCTTAAAGATGTCTATAATTTAGAAATGAGTTTGTTGCCCATAATATTTAATATGATTAAAAAAGGAGTAAAGGTTGATGTTCAAAAAGCACAAAGTTATAAAAAAAGTTTTAAGGATACAGAAAAGAAGATATTGGATAGTGTATTGGCAGACACGGGTATTGCAGTTGATGTTTGGGCTGCAGCAAGTGTGGCGAAAGTTTTTGATAAACTCAAAATAAAATATCCAAGAACAGAGAAAACTAATTCACCTAGTTTTACAAAAGATTTTTTACTTAATCATTCTCATCCAATTGCTAAAAAAATACAGAGTGCTAGAGAATATAATAAAGTTCAATCAACATTTTTAGATACAATTTTAAAACATGGTAAGACAGGAAGAGTTCATGCAAGTATTCATCAAATGCGTGATGGAGAATCAGGTACTTTAACAGGTCGTTTAAGTTATTCTAATCCAAATTTACAACAACTACCTTCCCGTAATAAAGAAATTAAGAGAAAAATAAGAGGTTTATTTTTACCAGAAGAGGGTGAGACATGGGGATCTTTTGACTATAGTCAACAAGAACCACGGATCGCGTCACACTATGCATTTGCTCTTGGATGTGAAGGATCTGAAAAAATTGTAGAAGAATATACAAAAAATCCTAAAGCAGATTTTCACAATATAGTAGCAGAAATAGCTAAGATCGAAAGGGATCAAGCCAAAACTATTAACTTAGGATTGTTTTATGGAATGGGTGTTAATAAACTTTCTAATGAACTGCAAGTAGATGTTGATGTTGCAAGGGAGATCTTAAAGGAGTACAATAATAAAGTACCTTTCGTTAAAGATTTAGCGACAACGGTAACAAATTACGCCAACAGTGAAGGTTATGTCACAACACTCAAGGGAAGAAAATGTAGATTTGAATTGTGGGAACCAACCACCTTTGGCGTATTTAAAGCACTCCCAAAAGAGCAAGCAAAATTAAAATATGGAAAGCATCATCATTTAAAACCTGCAGGAACATACAAAGCCTTAAACAGATTAATACAAGGTTCTGCTGCTGATCAAACAAAACAAGCAATGATAGAATTACACAAAGAAGGTTTGACTCCTTTAATACAAATTCATGATGAGCTCACTTTAAGCTTTGACGGCTCTGAAGAAACAAAAAATAAAATTATCTCAATAATGGAAAATGCTGTAAAATTAACAGTTCCAAGTAAAGTTGATTGCGATGTAGGAAAATCGTGGGGAGATGCTGTTTAAAAATTTTCTTGACTTTAATATTATATAATATAATATAGTATAATATTTAAAAGAAAGGAAAATAATGAAATATAAATTTCACGATGGAGGAAGATCAAATACTCCATTTCAAAAAAAATCTAACTTAGGGGATTGCGTTATAAGAGCATGTACTCTAGCTACAAAATTACCTTATCAAAAAGTTTGGGAAGATTTATGTGAACTATCTAAGACTACAGGTATGTTTCCTAATCATCGTCAAACCTATGAAATATTTTTAGCTGAACATGGGTGGATAAAACAAAAAACTCCTAGAGATAAAAATAAAAGAACTATCTCAATTCGTAATTGGGAATTTAATAAATCTGCTCTTGTAGCTGTATCTCGTCATTTAGTTTTTGTAGATAAACAAACAGTATTTGACACTTGGGATTGTAGAACAAGAAAGATACAACATTACTTTATCTCAACATCACAATTAATGGGAGCTTAGTTATGGAAAATAAATATAAAAATTTATTAAAAAAAGAAACAGATAGGTTAATTGAATTAGAAAGCAGAGATATTAAACCTAATCAAAAAATAAAAGTTTCTTATAATATGACTAAACTTGGATTAATGATTAATGTAAGAAAGGTGAAGAAATGAAAAAAACTTTACATGAAAGATTAATTTTAAGATCAATTCAATTAGATAAGGTCGCGTTACGCGACCCTATGAGCCCTAAACAATTAAGAGATAGAATAAATTGGGAAAGAGTTAAAAAGATTTTAAATAAAAGATATGAAAATAAAGATTAGTTTGTTAATGCTCTTTCAAGCAATATCTCTAATCTTATTACTCGCTCTTTTATTTCTGGTATGTCTTGTAATATTATTGCTTCTAGTTGGGTTTGTTTTGACTCGACTGCTTGTAATCTTGTTGACATCATTCCATAAGTTGCCCCGGCAGCTACGAGTATTAAGCCGAACCAAATAATGTTTTTAAGACTATTTTCCATTAGATTAACTTATTAAAGAATAATCCTGCTGTTGGATTATCTCCCCCCACATCACTTATTTCCCCGGTCAGCGTTCCACCAAATAGTGGTTGCGAATAAGAAACACCTCTATTTTTTAAATCTAAATCTATTCCTTTACCATCATCTAAAATTTCTCGATACTCATTAACTTGATCTACAATAGGTGCAATATTAGGTTGAAAATTACCAAACAAATTAGCTGTTTGAATTTCTTTAGGAAGAACTTGGTTAATCCCTGTATTTTGTGCATTTATCATTGGTGGAAAAGCTTGTTGTGTTGGCACAATATCTCTTAATAATTGATTAGCTTTCATAAAATCACCTGATGTAAGTTGATTTGTGTCTTTTAATTTTTCAAAAGTTTGTGCAAAATTAGGTGGTAACACATTAGTTGGATTATTTAATGTATTATAAAAAGTAAAAGTATCTTGAGCATTTTGTAATTTAGTATTTTTATAAGAAGTTTTTTCATCTTTTATTGCTTCAATGTTAGTTTCAGATGTATCCTCTTCACTAATTGGCCCTACTTGTAATCTTCTTTGTATTTCATCAGGATATCCTTCAATGTTTAAATTATCATAATCATAACTACTTGATGCTTTTGGATAAGGGTCTTCAAACTTAGGGTTAATAACATTAGCTATTTTATCTTTTAATGTACCAACACCAGTGCTTACTGTATCTTTTATTCTTCCTCCAATACTTGATATTATCTTTCCTCCAAGAGTATTTTTAACAAAGTTTGCAGGAGCATTCATTGCAAAGTTTGTAAGAGGAAATTTTCGTGCATAAGCTGCCTCCATAGCAGGGGAAGAAGTTCTTAATCTATTCATTTGTCTTGAATATTCGGGTCTTTCATCTGTATAAAAAGAAAGCATTGATTTTGCAGCTTCGTTTAATCTTTTACCTCCAGTTTTTTCTAGCTGTCTTCTAACAAAATCTGCATTTTTTTTGGGCATATCTTGCAAAATAGAATTAACACTTGCAGATTGATCTTTTAAATTTTGATTTCTATCAATAAAATTATCAAGTCTAGCATCACTAGCAGCTTCATTACCTGCTTGAGATAAACCTACAATTCTACTGCGTTGAGTTTGTGAACCTTTATAGGCCATTACACCACCATCTGTTTAGGTTTTTTTCTTTGTGTCATTAAAGAGGCTATTCCTCCTTGATTAGCAAACAAAGGCATACCAAATGATTCTAATTTTTGTTGAGTTTCTGGATTTATACTAGAACCTGCAGGACCCGGTGTTGACTGTGTTGTTGGTGCTGAAGCATCAAGTGTTACTGGGGAATCAATAACATTAGCCATAATATCAGAATTTGGTTCAGGTATTTCTATAGAAGGCAGTGTTGAAGCATCATCTATGTTTATATCAATTAAATTTTCTGAAGAAGTTTCTTCGTTAATTGAATTAATAAGAGCATCAGTATTATTTTTTTTCTTATTTTCTTCTGCGTTTGGTAGTGTTTCTGGAGGAGTTAACATAAACTCTAACCCCTCTAAATCTTCTAATTTTAATAGACCTTGATCTACAGCATTTGTTGCTACATTTTTTGCATTTCCTTCACTAAAAAATGATTCTTTTACACCTACTTCAAGCATATTTAACAAACTACGTGATATTAATCCTTTTGCTTTACCTTCTCCTGAAGAACTAGCTAATTTTAAATTCATTAAATTATGAACAAATTTTGGATTACTGAAAGCTTTTGCTATAGCATAAGGTCCGCCTAAAATAAAACCAGATAAAGCAAGGTCATACTGAGTATTTCCTGTTGGAGAACCAAGTGCAATACCTAATGCTGCTACTCCTTGTAATGCACTAAATTGACCACTTTGAAGAAATAATGTTCCTCCTCCAGTATCAATACCTTTTTCTTGTGCTTTAGCTAAACCTCTTAAATATTTTCTAAAATTAAGCATGGCTTTAGGATTTTTTGAAATAGCATTATTCATGAAAAGAGGTTCCATAATATCTTTTCCTTTACCTCTAAATCCATCTAGAGCACCTAAAACTCCTTTAGCATTAACTGCTCCTGTAACTGCATCGACATTGGTTGATAGAACATCAGTTAAAAAAGAACCTTGAATTTTTTGTGTCATAAGTTCAGCAGCTTCTTTAGTAATAACTTTATTTGCTATACCATCTTGTAATAAATTAAAAAAAGCTTCTACTCTTGCAGGTTTGCCTGCAGTAATAAAATTACTAGCAATAGCACTAGTCATATCTAATCCTTTTTTAGTGAATGCTTTTGATTCGCCAACTAAAAGACCAGTGATAAAATCCATGTTAAATGTTTCAAAACCTTTATTATACAAGCCATTTGCTTCAGCATATAGTTTTTGAATATTATCTAATTCTTTTTTTGAATATTTTTTTGCACCTTCTTTATTAAGAATTTTTGATAAAGTATTTATTGACTTGTCCATACTAGTTTGAGTAGCATCCATTAATGCACCAGCTATATTTTTAAATTTTGGACTGCCTGCTATACCAGTTTTAAAAAGCCCTGTTTCTGATAAGAAATAAGATCTCATATTATTAGCAGTTTCTATATCAACTTTACCATTACCTCCTTCAAACTGTTTAAGATAAGTTCTGAGAGCATTAATATTTGGATCATTAGGATCGACAGGTCTTCCTCCTACTCCTTTTCCATACAAAGTTTTTATTTGATTGTTTAATACTTTTGTTAAACCAGATATATCTATAACTTTAGCATTTCTTCCAACTAATTTAGAAATTTCTTTTGCAACATTTGCATATGCACCATTAATAGCTTCATCATAAAAATCTTGTCCTTTTAATAAAAAGTTTTTCATTAAGTCATCAACATTTTCTTGACTAGCTCTTTTCATAAATACTGAAACCATGTTAGCTGTAACATTGTCTCCTGAGCCTTCACTAAATTCTCTTGCTAAAAATTTACCCATTTCATTTTGAATAACTTCAACACTTTTAAGTCCTTGTTTTTGCATAGCGCCACCACCAAAAATTGATAGTTTAGCAATTTGTTCCAACATATCTATTGTTCTTGATGTAGATAATCTTGCTGGTGTTACCGTTGATCCTCCAGCTTCAGCTATTTGTAAAGCTATTCTTGAAGCATCTTCAATATTCTCTCCCTCTTTTCCTCTAAATATTCTTCTTAAATAAGGAAAGACT